TTAAACTGGATGGGGAGTGTGGCGGTGTCGTAATGCCTATCACACCACCGATTGACGGAGGAGGTGGAGGGTTTGATCCTGGAGTGTTGTTAGTCTCCCCTTCCGGTGCACTAGGGTTCGGGTCAGTTGCGGTAGGAAGTACCGCAGATATATCAATCACGGTTTCGAACAATGGTGGAACGGGGTTTACTGTAACTGGGATCACCGTTGGAGGAGTGCCTTATAGTTTAGTAGGACTGCCTGCTCTACCAAAGACCTTAAAACCCAGTGATAGTTTTACCTTCATACTTAGGTTCTCCCCTACTATCGCAGGGACGTTTAATGACACGCTTAACATCACAACTTCTCCTGGCGTTGATAATGCTCCCTACAGCGCAGCAATTTCAGGAACGGCACCGGGAGCGGGAGGAGCGTTAAATGTTTCTCCAGGGCCGATTACGTTCCCCACCACGATCGTAACTCATTCGGCTACGCCGATCGTTATAACGGTAAAGAACGTTGGGTCTGCGAATGTGGTAATCAACACAATCGCTTTGGGGACAGGATTGCCTTTCGCTTTAACAGGTCTTCCTGGATTACCTCTAACTCTAACCCCAGGTACAACTACCACGTTCAACGTTACGTTCAACCCGACGAGTGTAGGGTTGGCTTTAGATTTTCTGAACATCGGGACGGCAGGAATTGGAACTGTAAGTACTATCATCCAAGGACCTTCGGTAACCCTCATACCAGTAGGGATTATTACCGACAACATCCGCAGATTGTTATTCTCGTTTGTTGACAATACTCCTGTTGTGATAACACAGTACTTAGACCCGACAAACCTCAACGGCCAACAAGCAGGAACTTTAATCTTCAACGGCACAATCTGGGATAACCCCGGGTTTGAGAAGAAGTTAAGGCGGATCAGATACTGGTATGAGAACTATGGGGTTGCAGTACTTACGGCAACTGTCTCCTCCCCTCGGCCAAGTGTAGGGCCGGATTCATTCGACAGCAAGACTGCAAACTCTTCTCTAGGTACGGTTACAGCAGACCTAACAGAGCGTACAGGGTTTTTCGATGTGCAGATAGCGGGTGAGTTAATCACTCTCCAAATCACTCGAGCGGCAGGAGGAGGAGCAGTATCCCTTCTAGGCTTCCTCCCTGAGTTTGAAGATACTGCGGGTGAGAAAGTTGAAGGCACCTAATGCAGGTCAACAATATAGTTCGGGAGGATTTATCAAAACGGGAGTTGGCTGATCTTCTCTCCGCACTCATAAGAGCCATCAACCTCGGCATCGAGTTCGGGGATGCTAAAAACAAGAAACCTGTAAACATTAACGGGGCTTGGGTGACGGGAATTACCCCAGGCGTAATCAACACAGACTTCACACTAACCCATAATTTGGGAAGAGTCCCTACGGGGTGGTTACTCGTATGGAAGGATAACTACGTAGACTTCAAAATTGGAGCTGGAGTATGGACATCGAGACAAATATTTCTGCAAGCGAACGTGATCAACGTGAATTACCGAGTTTTCGTTTTTTAGAGCCGTTAACGAGGTTGAGCGACCCCAAACTCATTCAAGAGGTTTGGGAGAAGATACGCACCCAGGATTATGCGTTTGACGATTTTACGATCAACAACCCTCAGCTATTCCTCGCAGGGTTAATCAATGAGACCACTTTCTACTTTTTAGTGGAAGACGCCGGCATCGCAATCATCAACGACCTCTACGAGAACTCAACCTCTTCTAACGTTCACTTCTGTATCTGGGATAGGAAGTACCCCCATTCAAGAATGGTGGAGGCAGCTAAGGAAGCCCTGGGGTGGATTTTCTCTACTTATGGATGTCATCGCGTGTCTGCGATGATTCCCGTATATAACCCCTTTGCGAAGAGGTTAGCTACTCAATTGAGATTCCGTTACGAGGGCTCCCTGAAAGAAGCCATCCTCTACAAAGGCAAGTGGTATGACGAAGATATCTTCGGGTTGTTACAATCCAACTTCATTAAACCTGAGGTGCAGTAATGCCAGGATTTGGTGGGAGTAAACCGACTGCAGTTCCGATTAAACCCCCAGCAGCGATAATGCCTGGGATGAATTCGTTGTTCCAGACGTTGTTTGGAGGACAAGGGGGGGCTGGGGCGGCAGGTGTTGGAGCCTTAACCGATGCTGCACAAGGTAAGGGAGCAGGCGCCTCTACAGTTACCCCCGAAATGATTGCTGCTATAAGAGCTGGTGCACAGAGTAACCAGCAAACGGGGTTTGGTCAAATCCAGAATAAGTTTGCCGCATCTGGTATGTCGATGTCGACAGATATGATGAAGGCGTTGTCTGATTATAATGTTAATTATGATACTCAAACAGACGAGACCGTAGCCAAACTTCAATTCCAAGGCGCCGAGTCCGCGGCCAACCGACAAATGGGTGCGGCAGGCATCCTCGAAGAAACCTTCGGTAACGCAGCAATGGCTTTCGCTCCCACCGAGGCAATCGGCACACAAGGTGGGTCGAATCTTGGTGGAGCTGCAGTAGGTGCTGGTAGTGAAATCATCTCTGCAATGATCATGGCGGGAATGTTCGCATAAGGAGTTTATATGGCAGGTCCGAGTTCTACCTCTGGAGTTGGAGCAAACCTGGGATTTATGCCAGGCCCGGATTATTCACCGATTGAGAAGGGGATTGCACAGATTGTGGCAGCCCATGATAAGAAAAAGGAAATGGGCGCTCAGGAATTTGACCGTTTGATGAAAGCTCTAGATCTAGGTCTACCTGTCGACGACAAACAGATTTCTGGGGCGTTGAAGAAGGCTGGGATTAAACTAATGCCCCCTGAAGAGATGAAAGCCCATCTCCAAGCGAAAGCGGACGGGTCGGTGGATAAACTTCTGGGTGGAGGTGCTCCTGGAACAACGGGAGCGACAGGCGTCGCTTCTGGCGCACAGCCAAATGGTGGTACTCAAGGTGCACAACAAGTGGGAGCGGTAGGAGGGGCTAAACAAACTCAAAAGCAAGCTACCCAGAGTTTACTCCAGGCGTTTGTGCAGCATAGGATGCAGATGGCGAAGATGAAAGGGGAGACGGAGGAGAATCAAATTAAACTGCAGAACACTCTCTCCGACCTGCATAACAAGGCGTTGAACGGGGATACCGAGGCGTTAGGTAAATTGATGGCTCATAATGACATCCCTTTCAACCTCCAATCTCAAGCATGGCAGAAGGGAACTCCTGAACAACGTCAGAAGATGATGGATGTGGCAAGGGGAGCCGAAACCGAGACTCAACTCGCTGCGCGCAAAGACGCCATCTATGGTCAACTGATGTCTGACGGGAGATTCAAAGACCCTTCGATGGGGATGAAGGCTGCCGAGATTATTTCTAAGGGTGGAGAGCTTCCGACCGAAGTACGTAACGCAATGGTTCCCAACACTATGACTGATTTGGTTAAGGAGGCGCAGTTGGGAAATCAGTTGGTAGAGATGGGAGTACCTCCCGAACAGGTGGGAACTATCGCAGCCAATGCGCAGAAGGTAGGATTGGCGAACGCTCTACCCACCGGGATGAAGCCGTTGGCTACACGTCAGATCGAAGCTGAAGAAACCCGGACAAAGGTCGACATTGCCCGATTTAAAGCCGAGGAAGCCCACTACCAAGCTATGGCAGCTGGGATGGATGCCAAGATGAAGTTGGAGGCTTCCCAGGCTGATCTGGCACTGTTCAAATCCATGGCGGAGATGAAGAAGGCTGGCATGCCTATCCCTGACGATATGATCTCTGCCGCTCAAACGAGAGCAATGAGGGCAATGGGGTGGACTGAGACTGAGACAAAAGGTTTTTGGAACCATATCACTGGAGGGTTGATTCCTTCGACGAATAGAGGATACAGACCCCAAATGACCCCTTCAGGACAGTCGACGATTGATAGATCAATCGGAGGGGGTTCTACCTCCGATCAAGCTGCCCAAGGTACTATTGGTGCGATCGGTAAAGCGATCAAAGACAATAAAGACACCAAGCCAACACCTCTAGGCTCGGGTATTAAATCCGACACCGAAGGAGGTCCTTACTAATGCCGCAGGCTACACAATCTCAACTGAACATTGATCAATGGGCAGAGGGGATATCTCTATACGAGCAGGGCTCTAAGCCGGATGCGCGTAACATCAGGAATAACAATCCTGGAAATCTGAAATACGCCAAACAGTTCGGTGCGACGGGGTACGACAAGGATGGTTTCGCTGTATTCGAGAATAAAGAGTTGGGGATGAAAGCTCTGAAAGAACAGCTTCAGAGAAACCTCGAACGTCATCCCGAGTTTACCCTCGCCCAACACATGCACGCCTACCTTGGAGGAACGGGAGAGCCCAAGGCGACGGCTGAAGGTGACCCTATCGCCTACGCGGCCTTCCTCTCTAAGCACATGGGGTTGGATCCCGACTCTCGGCTGGTTCAGCGCCCGTCTACTCCTTCTGGCGCCAAACCATGGGCGGAGATTGCTGCCCAATTCGACCCTATGATGCCTGAGGAGACCTATCAGGAGATGAAGAAGTTGTATTTTGACAACTTCATTGCGCCACACCTCTCGAAGGAGGATGATCTCCTAACATCGTTCAAGTACTTTGACGAGAAGACGAAGAGACCTCATCTTATCTCTGATGAGAATCTTGCCAAGCTTAGACCTATTCAAGCTGTAGCCTCCTTCATGCATGGTGCGATTGCACCGTTTGATCCAGAGGAGGCAAAACGTTATCAAGACATCCAAACACATATTGCAGCCCTACAGGAGAGGGAAGGACAAAACCCCATCTTTGAACAACTCCCAGGAGAGATGTTAGGAGCGTCTGGACCTTTAATGCTCGCGTCGGAGGGAGCAGAGCCTATAGCCGCATCAGTAGTGGAAGACCTATTCGCCCTAACCAAATCTGCTAGCATCGCCCATCGAGCTTTACGTGGGGGGATTGCCTTTGCAGCTTATGAAGGGGGTGCTGCAGAGAATAAGGATAAGGGTGTTGCAGCACTTAAAGGTTTCGTCCTAGGTGCAGCTATGGATGGGGGGTTATCTCTTGGTGGGAAGTTGCTTCGTAAAGGGGTACAAGGGAGTGCAGATGCGTTGTTGAAGGATGCTCTCAACCCCGAAAAGGGAGTGTCCCTTGATGCAGACCAGGTTATAGGAGATTACATCCTTCAAGACCAACGTATAGCCACACAAGAAGGACGTTCCTCCTTCCTCCGTGAAACCCATGATGTGAGGGGTGCACAGGTACAGATTAAGTTGAAGGATGGTCGAGTCATCCAAGAATCTATCCTCTCTAACGATGTGCCTGGAGCACTAAACAGAACCCAATACTGGACGCAACAGGGAGCTGAAGTACTTGGTATCGACTTCCAACCTGGATGGCAAGGGAAGGTGCAGGAGTTTTTGGCGCTGCAGAATAAATCAACAGAATCCCAATATACTAATCGTGTTATTAAGGTTGGTAGTCTTTATGATAAGGAATACTATGAAGGAGATTGGGCTAAGGCAAGGGCAGAACTTTTCCCTTCTAAAGATCCTGACATACCTTTAACTGATGAAGAATATGAACAGGCTAAGAAACTATGGTCATCTCAGCGTATAGCTGAAAAGTTAAGGTCACAAGGACATCCAGTCGAAGCCATAGCTCCAGATAAAATAGTTATCTCCCAACCAAAGAAAGCCATGCCCTCCCGCGACCAGATCAAAGAAGTCGTCGATCGCTGGGGGAGCGATGATGATAGTTTTAAACAGAATGTAACAAATCAGATCCGGCAGATTTGGAATGCCCAGGCGCCAACGAAGTCAAAGAGATTGATGGTCGATAAGCTGGAAGAGCTAGTAGGAGAAAAAGCCAACGAACTCCTCCCCGACGAGTGGAAAATCCAACCAAAGGTGTCTGGGGTTTATAAGTCTGAGTTCGAGCAATGGTTGTATTCCCTTGGTGCGATGAAGCCTACTGACATCCGTATGGCGAACGGTTCGTGGGACTCTATGATGACCCAAGTGTCTGGGGGGAATTACTTCCCTAATGAGTTGCAGGAGTATGTTTCGGATATTGAGAAGAGACTTCCACGTGGGATTAAGGTGCCTGAGAAGTTCCTGCCGAAGGAGTTAACGCCCAAACCCGTGGGAGAGATACAAGTTGAGAAGGCGTTAGGGAATCAGGTGTCTCCCACTCAGGAGACGATTCCCACCTTGGATGTGGAGGAATCACGCACGTCCAAGATGCAGCGCCTCTACAACATCGTAACGGGACAGGGATATGGGAAGGGTGGAGATATTGACACTGCCGCGGAGAGGTTACTTCAAGACCTTGGTCACGACCCATACACCGTCGATATGGAGGAGTTGGGGTTCGCTCCCAACTTCGAAGCCTTTCAATCTGAGCTTAAGGGTTATGAAATCATCCAATCTGCCAAGGAAGAGATTGAACAGAAAATCGCACAAACGGGAGTTTCGCTTGAGGAGTCCTCAGCCTTACAGGAGGCAGCAAGGAAAGGAGAAGTTGAGCCTTCAGCTACAGAAAACAGAATCCCTCCCTCTGAGAGGGGGCAGCTTAACAGAGATCTAACCTGGCGCAGTCTCCATGAAAATGAAGCGCGTGTCCGTATTGGAGTTCACCCCGACGTGCTAGAAGAACTTCATCCGGGTACTGCTGGGTTGATGATTCCTCCCGAGGCGAAGACGTTCAGAGAAGGGTTGGTTAAAGCGTTAGGGGTTGATTTAGATCCCAGAGATCCTCGCCCCTGGCATGTAGCTACCTCCCCCAATAGAGATTATGTGTGGCATGAACAGATGCATGTAAATCTCTATAATATTACGAAGAAACCTTTTGACATCGTTAAGGCTTGGAGACCTTCTAGTGGTATACAGACTGCTAAAGAGATCGGCGCGCAGTTGATGCAGCATGCGGCGTATAGTAAGTCTTTAGAACCCCAGATGATCGAGGAAGCGTTCGTTCATGCTGCGACAGCCATTCGAACGGGTGATGTGAATTATCTTGCTCATATGGCATACTGGGATACCTCGATCGGCTCCGTTATGAGGATGGTTGAAGACTTCGGAGTTAAGGCGTTAGACCGGGCTGCTCTCGAAGCTGACACAGTCCCCGTTCGTCAAGCCAAACGTGCTTTAGACCACGTGGTAGTTAAAGCCTCCTCCGATCGTATGGCTGAGTTGGTTAGGCTTGGTAGGGAGACTGATGGGTTGACGTTTTATGCCCCTGAAGAGCAAACCTGGAAGTACATCGATGCGGAAGGGAAGTTCCGTACTTCACGCAACTTCGGCAGTATGGTTGACCATATGGAGGAGTTGGCGTCTGGAATGGATTTTGCTCCCTCCGCCTCCATTTGGGCTGAGATGAGGGGGTTACGAGGAGAGATGAATCCTCGTGGGTTAGGCCCTACCGAACGCATGCCCATGCCCGAGCACTCCGTTGGTCAAGACCAGAAATGGGTCGGGTGGAGAGCGATGGAGGGAGCGTTTCGACCGATGCTTCCTTGGGTTGCCGATTTGGATACCAAGTTGAATGAAGCATTCTCTCGACAAGGGACAAGATTACCCATCTACGAAAAAGTGAAAGCTGTCGACGATGCGCTCAAAGCTGGTGATGATTGGTTGACAAACCAGAAAGAGCTCGCGGCAGACTTCCTTAAGGGTAATCCGAAGAAGCTGTACGCCTATATGGATGCTCTCACTCAGACGAAAGAACACTGGCCTCAGATGGCTGAGAAGTTACAGCTGGATGCGGGGGATCTACAAAACCTCGCACGTGCTGAAGAATGGTTGAAGAACTTTCAGAATGACACCCATATTCCAGCTTTCAACTATCTTAGAGATCAGCTTCCCCGGCTCCGTGGGTTTAACTTCAACCCTGATTTTGTCTACGGCCGCGGAGCCAAACTGCCATCCGATATGTCGTTCTTTCATAAAGCAATCGCAGAAGGAACCCTTGATCCTAAAGATGCTCACCTTGGGCGGTTCTTCAACTTCCTTATTCGAGAGGGCTTTGAGAAGAAGTTTACGGGGGATGCTATCAACGAGCTGAAGAAGGTTGTAGACCTTAAAGATGTAGAAGGTAAATACATCCTCGGTACAAACCGCTGGCCGTTAAATAACTACGTGAATTATGTGCGTGGTATCCCGGATGTCACCCAACAAGTGATCACTAGGATGTCTGCGGATTTTGGACGTACAATGGGGGAGCAGTTTAAGAAGATCAACCCTTATCTACCTGACAAGTTTAAACTTCCCGAAGAAGTAAACTATCCCGGATCGATCTTCAACAAGCTGATGACTATGTCATACGTCGGAGCCTTAGGTGCTCGCCCAGCAATCTTCGTCCGAGACGTCTTCCAAGCAGCAACGACAACCCTACCCGTTCTCGGTATCAAAAACTTTATTAAGGGGGCAGCACGTGGGCTTACATCAGAAGGTTTTACGCGCGCAGAAGAAGCTGGCGCGTTGCTCAACAAAAAGAACATCGGAGAGATGTATGGTGATATCTTCAACGAACTCCCCGCAGGCGGTAATACATTCGACAAAGCTCTTAAACTCAGTTCTAAACTCCTTGCGCCGTCGAGGTGGGGTCATAACGTCGCCCGTGCCATTGCTTACAATGGTGAATTCGACTCAGTTTTTGAGGCTGTACAGAAGTATCGTGCGGGGGTTATTGATGCGTCGAAGTTCTTGACGGATACCTCGGTTTGGTTTTACGATAAACCTGAGATCAATAAGATACTTCAGATGGCGACCGATCATGCGGTGCCCCCTGAAGAGGTAGCCAAACGCTCAGCCTTACAACTCGTTGACCTAACTCTCTGGCCGTATAGAAGGGGAGCACAACCTACTCTATTACGGACTGGAGCGGGCCGCATATTTGGGCAATTCGGTATGTGGCCCTTGAATTATATGGACTTCCTGCGCCGTATGGCGACGAAGGTTTCTGACTTCCACGGTCCCGCGTTGCGAACCGTAGGCACCTGGATGGGGGCGAACTTCGCCGCGGCAGCCACCATGGAGGGGATCTTCCACGCGGATGTGGGTAAATGGTTCTGGTTAAGTCCTGCAGGGTTTGGTGGATCTCCACATTTGGAGTTAGCCCAGAACCTCTTTAAAATGGCAGAAGAAACCCAAGAAGGGAGGGAAGCACGACGCAAGGTTATGGAGTACCCTATGGACTTCCTACCTGCGTCGAATGAGATAAAGACGATACTCAAATCAATAGATGAAGGTGGACCCGCATTCACAGACGACGGCCACTTATCTGATAACTTCACGCGGATCCTGGGTTTCAAACCTCTCAACGAAACTCACGAACAGCGTTTGATAGACTTAAGCCCAGCTGAAAGGTTAAGGTATGAGTTTGGTGAGAAAAGGGAGAAGCCATGAATGTTCAGATGAACACCATACCTCACGACCAACAGCGGTATGATACTGCAGGTGACTGGTGGTTAGATAGGAATACTGATACGCTTATTATCAACATCTCCTTCCTAGGAGATTGGAAGATGGAAGCATGTTTGGGGATACACGAGTTTATAGAAGCCATCCGTTGTATGGCCGATCGGGTGGATCAAGAATTGGTAGATCAGTGGGACCTTAGCTTCAAGGGAAAAGGAGAACCTGGAGATGATCCTGCTGCACCGTACCACAAACAGCATGTGCAAGCTCTTATCGTTGAGCGCACCTTAGCACGCCAGTTAGGCGTTGATTGGAATCAGTACGAACAAAAGATAAAGGAGTTGGTTTACCATGTCCATGAAACCAAGACTGAACGACAAGCCGCACCCCATCCCGGGAACGGTCAATGAGACCAAGGAAGTCACCGAAGTTGGAGGCACTCTAATGTCCAACACCGTCACTCAACCCAAAGTTGAAACCTGTCATCCAATCCCTGGGGTTGTCTCTCAAGGATACAGCAAGGAGTAAATGTGAAATTCCTACTAATGTCTGGTTCGGGGGACGGCCTAGCCCTAGCCCGCCGTCTCTCGGAAAACGGTCATGATGTGGCCGCGTGGGTTATGGATCGAAGGGCAAAGAAGAACTTCGATGGATTGGTGAAGAAGGTAGACAAATGGTCTGACTTCATCGACGCCAAGACGATTGTTGTGTTTGATTCGAACGGGGGAGGGAAGACGGGAGATATGATGAGGTCTAGGGGCCATCATGTACTCGGTGGTTCTGTCTTCCACGACCAGTTAGAGATGGATAGGGGTTTGGCCTTCCAGCTGATGGAAGAGGTTGGGATCAAAGTCCCTCCCACTGAATCCTTCACCGACTGGGAGGAAGGTAAAGCCTATACTCGGAAGTTCGAGGGCCGCCTCGTCTTCAAACCGACGGGTGAGTTAGCGAAGAAAGGAATCGACCTTGGGATTGACTCCTACGTGTCCTACGACGCAGAGGATATGATCGCGATGTTGGATTACTTCCAAAGCTTGGCCGGCTCAACTCCCGCCGACTTCGTGCTGCAAAAATTTATTGAAGGTGGGGTCGCTATCTCCACCGAAGGATGGTTTAATGGCAAAGACTTCATGGTCCCTTTTAACCACACTGTGGAGAGAAAACAACTCATGGACCAAAATCTGGGTCCCTCTGGTGGTTGTTCTGGGAACGCTGTGTGGGCTTGTACTTTCAACAACCACATCATTGACGACGGAATCGCTCGTATGGCTCCTACTCTCAGGAGCTTTGGATACGTTGGTCCTATCGATCTCAATTCGATCGTCAATGAGCAAGGAGTCTGGGCGCTTGAATTCACCCCCAGGTTTGGTTACGATGCCCTCCCAGCCTTCCTGGAAATCTACCAAGGCGATGTAGGCGAGTTGTTGGCGAGCTTGGCGATGTTGACTTACCCCAAGGAGATGGTGTTAAAGGAGGGGTTTGGATCGGCGTTAAGGTTGTCGATCCCTCCCTACCCCTCTGAAGAATACCGTCCTAAGGGTGGAGTCCCTATCCGCGGGTTTGAACGTAAAGATCGTGAACACCTGTTCTTCTATGAAGTCCGTCTAAACGACAAAGACCAACTGGTTACCTCCGATTCTGGCGGTACCGTGGTCGCAATAACCGGTCATGGGGAGTCCATCGCCGGTTCACTCTGGGGTCCGTATGACTTGGCGAAGGCTGCTCGGATCCCCGACAAACAGTATAGAAACGACCTGATTGAGAAGCTCTCGGAAGACTACGGAAGATGGGAGACTCTTGTTCAGGTTGGACGAACCTTAAGCAAAGGAGCTTAATATGGGCACGCCCGTTGTAGGAACCGGAACTATTACCAACGCACCAACTCCAGTAGCTCTCCCCTGGTGGGTGAGTTTCTCTATCAACAGCGGGATTGCAGCTCTACACTTGGCATTACGCAACCCACACTACGCTGCAACTCTGCAAGAAACCATGCTCGAACTGCGTCAAGCAATCGACGCAACCTACGGACCTGAACAGCTGTAACACGTGCTCCCGGTATACGGAGAAGGTATACTTCAAGGGAGAACTAACATGCTGGAATGGGTAAACCACAACTACCCCGCATTAATGGTTGTTGGATCGTTGGTGGTGCAGTTGTCGACCTTAATTATCATGGGTTACCAACACCGATTGATGTGGAGGGATTATAGACGTCGGCATAAGATCAATGGGGGAGATCCACACTGAGTGGGGGAAGCGACGAGATGTTAGGATTAACCCAAAGATGCCGAGGATCCAGAGGAGGATGTTTAGCCGATTGAGGCTTAAGGAGGGTAAGAGGTGTAGGTTCAGCTGTACACACACCAGCTGGGAGGTAACCAGACCTACGAAGATGTATAGAGTGGGGAGATAGTCATACTTCCCTTCTATCACATACGAGGCAAGCTGGATGAAGACGAAGATCATCACCAGTGTGCCGAATACATCCACCCAGTGTGTGGCTGCAACAAACCTAGAAGGGAGGTAGGTGAGGATTAACATCAACACTAAGGTTGTGGAGAACGTGTAACTCGCCAGGAGTAGGATCGTCCTAACACCCCTGGTGAGACAGGTGTAAAGAAGAACAAGTTCCATCAAGCATTTCAAAACCCAGAGTGATAAAGTCCAATTGGACATAAGGAGTACTCCCATGAAGATGTCGGTTAAGTTTGTGCTGTTTGTCGTTTTGGCTGCCGGAAGTTTGGCTGAGGGTGTGAAGCTATGTTGCGGCAACCCTCCATGCATCCCTCCTGTTGTGTGTAACGTTAAATAGACACCTCGTCGTTTGGTTGTTCCCCTCGGAGGAATGCTTGAGCTTCCTTCTTGTACTCCTCCGGGGCTTCTGCCTCTTCAAGGGTAGAGAGGATATCGTTAAAATCCAATGCACGAAATTCCTGCCCCATTAGTTGAATGTTGGTGCCCATTAATGGAGGGAAGTACACCATCATCCCTACCTTGAAGTTTTCTTGAATTAGGGGATCCTGCGAGATAGCGAGGATGAAACCGATAGAGTTGCGGGGTTTCTCCTTCTGCGCAGACACACCGTAGAGACCCGCTTTTTTGTACTTCTCCTCGATGGTTAAGGACGTCTGAATCGTGCGGACGATAATCCGTCCACCGATTGGTTTTGGGATTTTGATCTTCGGTTCTACTCCTAGAATCGCTTCCATACCTTCACATTTAATCCTTTCACCCCCGCTTCATTCACAAACGGGTGTTTGGTTTGGTTGAACATCAGGAAGATGATCTTCCCGGTTTCGGAGAGGAGTTGAGCGTACGTCTCCTCTAGGATGTAGAGTTCCGTCTCGTCTTGGAAGACGGTGGAAGAGTGAACGATGCGTTGGACGTCACAGGTAACTCCGTCGTGGATTATTTTGCTACCGAGTTGTGCTGAAGTTGACATCCACAAGCCTCCAGGTTGATAAGTATTTGGTTATGATTATCAGGGGAAGGGAGCCAGTTGACGTTGAAGTCACATTCGGTTCCTACCTCATCCCATACTTTAAAGTGGTCTTGACAAAGAAGGCTAATTCCTTTCGACCACGCTCTCCAAACTGGCGCTGAAGAGTCGATTGAGTCACATTGGGCATCGCGGAGCATGTTTAACTCATCAACATTCCCCTTAACCATCCCGAATGCGTGGATGTAGAGTTGGTCGCCTTCATAACGGCGTTTGAGGAATTCGCAGGCTCTAACACGAGTAAGGGGGTCAACGTAGTAGTGTGTTACGAGAGCTCTAGGTAACCCAATTCCATCAAGCGGCAGTTCTTCCACCATCCGTATCAACCCTTCCATCCATCCCATTATGTTTCCTTTGGTGGTTTGGGGCACCCCGATGAACTTGCAACCCAATTCGCGAAACTCATCATAGTGGTGATCGAGAAAGTTCTTCGTGAGAGAGTAAGTACGTTCCCAGTCTTGGTATAGCTCGTCAGGGCATACAATGTACTGCGGAGAGTAAAACCGAACGGCTTGTGCAAACGAGGTTTGGTCGAGTGATTTACCAAGTTCGTATGCACCGTTGTCCAGGATAATAGTATCCCCATGGGCTCTCCTTTCTAGGTAGAATTGGCGGTACTTCTCATCCTTGATCTGTGCCAACACTAGGTGTGTTTTGGATAGTGTTGCATATCGTTCCAGTCCCGCTGTAGGGCAAATTATGCAAAAGTTCATTAAACTCTCCCTCGTAGAAGTTTCGGTATTTGGAGATTAAAGCTGTTGAGATATTCAACAGGCTAGATAACTCTTTGATGGTAAGGGTCCAGATAACCCGTTGGTCGAGGTGGAATAGTTTGGCACGTTGATTGGGGCTGTAGCGAGCTCCTCCTGTCGGTCGACGGTCGATTTTACAGCGTTCAAGCCTACGGATGATGGTGTGCATGCCGTAGTTTAGCCTTTTGTGCAGCTCCTCAATCGACAACCTCTGAGTGGTGTAGAGATCTTCCCACATAGATTTTTCGTCCGTGTAACCGAGATCTCGTGCGACTTTAACCCAGTTTTCAGCCATATTGTCACCTTGGTGGATGAAGTATTGAAGATCTAACAAGATATACTTTATCCAACGCCTTGAATTCAAGACCTTTACCACAGTAGTTACAGTCAATGAAGATAGGCACTGATTTATCTTCAACTTTGTTGAGAATGTCAATTACTTCTTGTACTGTCATACTACTCCTCCTATTCAAGAATATAGAGATGCCCCAACACATTATTCTCTTCCCTCAACTGTCCCGCTTCCTTGAGCGACGCGATGATGGATTTGACTTGCGTGGCGGCGAATTTGTATTGCATTTTGCGCACAAGGCCTGAATGAGAAATCGAACCTCCACTAGATCTAATAGCCCGGAGAATAATTTCTGCATCCTGACCTGCTTGAGTTTTGAAAAGTTGACGGAAGAGATTAGGCAGAAACTTCTCATTCCAATCGAGGATTTTAACCGCTCTCTCAAAACACTCCTCGCATATTGTATGGATGTCGTATTCATAGTGAGTCCCTACATGTAAGCACATCGCCAGCCGCGCAACATGCCCTTGTTTCCTTTGATAATACGTCCCCAACAACTCATGTTCGGGGTGTTGGGAATCGATAGTGTGTTTGCGGTACCAGGAACAGAATTTACATGCACAGCCTTGGATACCTGTGTGGCCTGCGATTTTGCACGCGCCCATAAATGTGTGGAACCAGGCGAGCTGCATCATCAAACGTTCTTTAATGGTGGGGTCTCCCGGCCTTGGGATGGGTTCACATCTCACAGATGATTCTTGTACAACCAGCAAATTACGCGCCATGAATCCCCCTCCAAACGTATCTTCTGGAATGTTAGTAACAAACCAGTCGGGGGTAGAGCACATAAGAACTGATATGGCAATATTCCGTAAAGGAGTCTTACCCCGCATAATGGTGCCTGAGGCCCACTCGTCGGGACAGTCCATAAACCGGGTGATAAGCTGTACAAGTCCTTCGTTATACTTCTGCTTATTGAGAAAAACGGCCATCTCGGGAGCATAAATAAGTCCAGTCGCATTTTCACCTTTCATGGAGTCGATTAGGGCTTCGGGGGTTAACTTCTCGCTGTATATTGGCGTAATTTGTAACTCCTGTAACATTTTAACAATAATATCCGCTGCTGAAGTTTTACGAAGTCCGGACGGTCCAAGAATAATGACGCCAGTCGCAGGGTAGAAATTGAAGTATCCCATCTCCACCCAAATTCTACGATTACACACGGCTGCCACACCCACAACGGAAGAGAAGAAGTGATAGGGCAAAGGCGCTTCCGCCCGAGAGGTATATTCAACATAATCTCTAAAAAATCCCGTCTCCGGTATGAGAGCGTCAAGCTCCCTTTCAGCCAACTCCGGGTCGTAGTGGGAGCGTTTGAAGTTGGCTCCGATTTGGGAGGTTCCGTTGTTGTTTTGTATACCATACACCACCTCGATTAGTTCGTCGGTTGTTAACTCAAAAGTCTCACACACCAGGGTTTTTAACGACTCGCGTTCATCCACGGGGACTGAACCAGGATGTAGAGTCTTCAGGAAGTTCGTCACCCCTTCAAAAGCAGGATGAGTTCTCGGCAACTTCTTCCCCTCCATCGCTCCCCTAAACAACGCTAGTTGTTCTGGTATTGTTCTGCTCAAACCATTGCTCCTTGGTGTATACTTTATACCAGTTAGGACCTGTCTTAGTCTCACATCGCAGAGCAAACCCATTCATCTCTGGGATTGGCGCTTGTAAGGTTGCGTCGACGTGTTCACAGGCGTCCGTTGCGGTGGTAACTTGTTTAGCAGCTCCTTGAATGTTACAGACAACTGAATCATGGACCGAGAAAAGTACTCGCGATCTTGGTCCGAACAACCTTGGGAGAGACTCCGTAAGCGGGACGATAGCATTTCGAATGAGGACGTCAACGAGGGTTGTTTGACCTGGGAAAGCGAGGATTTGGTTGTGTTGTCCACGAGGGTTAGGGAACCTTCGCATCCTACCATAGACAGTTTGCAGATACCCGTCTCGCGTTGTTTGGAAGATGAGTTCTGAATGGAAAGGAGCAACGCGGGTAAACTTCTTGTGATACCATTCAAGGAGCCATTTATATTTAGACTCCACCGCCTTACGTCCGTAAGTAAATCCAAGTGGATAGCTTTTTGTGACAAGAAGTTTCCATGGTTCGATGTCTTTACGTGCCCACTTCTTCTGCCGCGGCTTCCCTTCTTGGAAGTACGGCTCTTTCCAGATTTCTTCGTGGAAGAATCCATAACAGTAGTCTCCTGATTGGTGAATAGCTAACAACTCGGGGTCTTGGGTGTACCAGGCGTAGATGAAGAACTCAGCTTGGGAGAAATCTGAAACCAAGATGAGATCATCAGCATGATCTGGAATAATAAGACTTCGAGGATAAGTTCCTCCGAGAGTCTCTGGGATTGTTTGTAACGACTTATCGACAAGTTGAATTCTTCCACCTGCTTGTCCGTGAAGTTTAGCTCGAGTACGCACTCTTCCGTCTTTATCTGCAAGATCAACGAAGTCAGAGGCTTTTCGGAGAGTACGCATTTCACGAATGAGGGTTGCAAGTTGTACTCCTCTCTTTGCTAACGTCTCCAACGCCTCATCATCCATACAGGGTGTGAAGGTGCCGTTAGGACGCTTTTTCTTCGGAACGTTCTGGCCCATTGAGGTAAAGAGTGTAACTAACTGCTTCGGCGAGCCCCAATCAACCAGAGGTAATTTACTACTCCACCAGGTTTCGTACGCTTGCAAGGTCTTCGAAAGTGTCACCAACATCTGCATGCTTTCTTTCGTGTTGTAGTTACAGCCTTTAGTGCGCCATGGTTCGACCGCTTTGATGACAGGCATGAGAGACCAGAAGAGAGGTCGCATGTCGATTTTTTTACGCTGCATCTCAGCCTGCACCTTCTGTCCAATCTCTAACGCAGCATAGGTGTCGTAACAATTCCCCAACGTGTTATACTTCTCCGGTTGTAACTTCCTCCAGTTTTTGTAATAGGGCATGTCGCAGTAGTAGGAAGTAGCTGTCGCGAGGTCTTTTACCATTAAATCAGGCCATAATAAATAAAACCCAATCATAGCATCCGCAGGCCTGACTCCTCGAAGATCCCATCGTTTACCAAGATGGAGAAAATCAAATCCGCCGTTGTAAACCCAGGTAGTAACTGGTGATCGGCTTGTATTTGTGAAGAACGAATCAAGCAGATGGAATTGATCAGGATGTACTCCGATTGATTCTCCAACGTTAGCTGATAATCCAATAAGGTCGATATTAGTTTGGACCACCGAGTCCAGCTCGTCTTCGTCGGCAGTGGCCTCTGGAGTTTCAATATCAAGTCCGCACTCTCCACGGGAAAGGATAAGTTCGAGATATTCGAGTACTTCGGCGTCAGACGCGTTGTGATTGTAATGCACCTGAGGGACCATTCGAACATTGTCAGCAAAATCTCCTCCCTTGGCCACGTCGTATTCAAAGGTGGGCGCGTTAAGGAAGCCTGATCGCATGACAAAGGATGGGTGGATAGTTGGAATGATAGTTTGTCCTGTACTATCCATTCTGAAGGGAGCACCTCGGAGCCAAGCTGAAGGGTTTTTCTCACAGGATTTTCTGTCATGGGAGACTTTTAGATCCTTTCCGGTTAATCCATCAAAAGCTTCCTTACCAACCGTAAGTATTGTTTTGCAGTTAGAGAGAAGCTCCATCTCGCGGTGTAGGAGAGGTCTGCAGTGTTTAACCGCCTCCGGGTGTATTTTCTCTCCCGCGGGTACATAACACTTAACCATGTTACTAACGTAATTCTGGGCCCGGGAAATACCAGCTTTTCGAAGTGCAGTGTTAAGCACCTCACCCGAGGGGCCCGAGAATGGTTTGCCCGACTCCCTTTCCCTATCACCCGGAGATTGTCCGAGGATGAAGAGTTGGGCATTCGGGTGGCCGTCTCCTCGGACCATAGGGCGGTCGAAGTAGGGACACCCGGTACAGGATGGGGGTTTTTCATTCATTTGCCGTGCCCGTTTCTGGCGAGCTCGAGAAACCTTCTCTCCTGATCCGGATCTGACTGGAATTCTCCTCGAATGCTGTAGGTTCGGAAATCCCCCTTGGTGTGAACCCCTCGTATCTTGGCGCATCCATGTTTCCCGGTGACGACACACGCCGCACCTTTGCAGGACGGGAGGACTTGGTAGATCTTGTCGATGACGTCATTTGTGAACTTCTCCTGGAGGATTGGGCCGCGGTTGATGTCGTGCAGTAAACGGGCGAGTTTGGACAACCCAAGTACGTGACCGTTAGGGATGTAGGCTACATCGACAGACATCTCGACTGGCAGTAGATGGTGAGGACAAAACCCCCATATCTCATGTCCGCGGAGGAGTATAAAGTTATTGTAGTGTTCTTCGAACGTCGGATAATCCACATCCGGACAGTTAAACATCTCGTTGTACATTCGGGCGACACGGTCGGGTGTTTCGAGGAAGTTTTGGTCGCGTAGGTCACAGTCGAGGCCTTGCAGGATCAACTTCACTCCGCGTTCGATTTTACCGAGGTCCATTGGTTAACCCCTTAGAATGGTTTTGGATCTGCCTTTGGATATACCAAACAGCTTTCTGAAGATCCTCGATACGTTTCTTTACGGAGAATTCAACGTCGTTGTGTATATACTTCCTAGGACGGCATATGTATTTCACCGCATTCCCAAGGTGAAAATTTAAACCCTGGTCTTCGATAAAGTCGATAACTTCAATCCTTCCTACGTTGTAATGCTCTGGATGGTTAACAGGATCAGACGATAATGTTTGGTTTTTCTTCTGTGTAGCCATGTTTCTTTGCCTCTTTCTGGAGGTAGTTTTGCAACTCGATCTCCCAATCATGTTTTTCTTCCGTTTCGGGCGCGCGTGTCATTCCGGTGAGGAAGGCTTCCCAGAAGACTAAGGCTTCGGCCTTTGGGTCTGCCGAACCCGCGTCAGTGTTGTAGTGGCGCGCTCGGTCTTCGGATGTGACTGTATTGATGGCTCCTACAACCCAACACTCCTTCCCAGCATGGTGATAGTGACGACCAAGATAGAGGTAGTATTTATGCGACCAGGACATACAGTCTTGTTCGATGATACATTTTGGTTTCCGGAAGGAGATATGCGGGTCGCTCATAACATATCCTCTCCGCAGGATTCACAGTAGGCTTTTTTCTCTTTGGGATCCCAGATCATTTTGTCACCCTCGAAGATCTCTAGTTCGCATTCTGAACACTCTCCATCTCGGGTGGCGGTCATGAGGAAGGGGGCGTTGTCATCACGATGTGGAATTAAAACCATACTTCACCTCAGGTTTAGGAATTTGTGCCATTGAGCGGATAAGCGCCATGTTGGATAATGTTCAAGCCACTTTAAAGTGAGCTCAACATTCTTCTGGTTGACTTCCTTTTCACCGTTAATAGGTGAGAGGAAGATTTGCCCTTTATACTGAGGGTCCTTAAAGAAGTTCTTCGGGTCGAAGTTCTCATCCACAAGAAGTTTAATCTCGTCTGCGAGGCATAGCATATCCAGCTTACAGTCAAACTTGGGAGAGACAGTAATCCAAACCCGCTTGTCGTGGTGAAAGACTTCAGCAAGCATGATAGTGCCAGAAGTCTCAATGTGGATCATAATTCCCTTTTGAAAGGCCTTCTGGAAGAACCCTAGAGGGATTAAACTCTGTTGATGGATAAGCGGCTCTCCCCCAGTCAAACAGATGTGCTTCTCCCAGGTTTCGCCGATTAGTTCATCCACAGTTTTGTAGGTGTGGCAGGAAAAGTCGGTGTCGCAGGTAAAGCGTCGTCCATCCCAGGTTTTGCACAGTGAGCCGCGTCGTCCAGACTCAAGAACGGGGATTACTTCATGGTCTCCTGGTTTGAGAGCTGTAACTGCTTCCTCGGTAGCTTTAAACCCCACAGGACATCCCGCCAACCGGATGAAATGCATAGGAGTGCCGACGTAGGTTCCCTCACCTTGGATTGAGTGGAAGGTTTCTGCAATAGGCAACCCCTTACCTGCTTCGGTAAGCATTATGAACCTCCGTATCGTGTTTGTAGAGCTCTTCTGTTCTTAACCTCAAAGGAGGTTTGCAGATATGACAGACAGCCCAGGGACCTCGGATTTTCTGCAGTTCCTGCTGGATCTCCCCTGCGATCTTCCTCAGACCCTTTAGCTCATATAGGATGTCTGCTGGATTGGCTTTTTGTAACAACACCATCATACCGGCAATTCTATCAACTAGAATAGTCGGCACGACGATATCGGTTGTGAGGGGATTACTCATTTAATACGCTCCTGGGCGTTGAGACTTCTTTGGCTTCTTCTTGGTTTTCTTGGCTTTCATAACGTTTAATTATCTCCTTTCGTAGAGCGGAACGTTTTACAGCGTGGTGGGAACGGTGACAGGAGTCATGACAGAGCACGACGTTGTCTGGCTTGTTATTCTCACGGTTTTCGTCGATGTGGTGCAGGGTGATGTCTTGAGGGAATCTTTGATGATGACGATGCCCGAAGGTTAGACCTTCAATAGGCAGACCGATACGTTTGGGTGAGTCGATGAGATATCCATTACAGAAGTAACACTTCTTGTCATGGAGGTAGAACCAGGCAATCTCGCGCAGCATCTGGAGCTCGGCTTTGGTATCAGCCCGCATTACGTATTCTCCAAAGTTCGGTAGCTTGACAACAGTGACCCTTTTGGCCGAAGATATCACTTAACCCTGAAGCGGCTTTCAGCACTTCCAACAGCTCTGGGTGTTCTGAAATGTACTTATCCCACAGTTGGGAGTAAAGTTCAGCTACCTCTTCCTGATTTACAGCCTTCCTCCCTTTCGCACGGCGCCAGTCGAGGCCAGTCGAACCGTCTTCAAAGACTTTCGCAGCTTGGTATTGCTCCTCAATAGTGCGTCCGTTTACGCGTGCGTAAAATGCGGAGAATCTACGATCTCCTTTGCCTGAACATTCGAGATAAGGAGGATTACCGTGAGAGAGCATTGAATTCCTCCCAGGTTAACAGACACGACACTGTGCACGTCTCATCAAGCGTAAGGGAGGAAAACACCTGGCCGCGTTTGACGATTTGTTTGGCGATTTCGATCAGGAGGTTTTCGGAGGTAGGGTTAAATTTGTCACTCCCGTCTTTTACTAACCAAGGAACTGATTTCGTTCCAGAAGCCTCGTCACAGCCATCCGCCCAATCAATTTCAACCTTGGAAGTATGCCAGGCACCGAGGTGGGCGTGGTCTAACTCATCAATGATTGGCTGGATGGAAGACTTAATGTCTGCGTAGTCAACTACCATACCTGTTTCGGAATCGACAGGGCCTTTAACGTAGACTGTTAACTTCCACGAATGACCGTGGAGGTTAGAACACTTCCCTTTGTGGTTGGGTAGAACATGTGAGGCTTCAAACTCGAACTCCTTACAGATTTCCATCCTGACTCTCCAAAACGGAGAGGTGGTATTACTAATCCACCTCTCCAGCTGATTATTTCAACCCTAGACGTCTTCTGCGTCTTTCGTTAAACCGTCGTTCATAACGGTTTTCGTAGAGGATGATGAATACGCACCATCCGATGATGAAGAGGATGTCGAGCACTACTTCCCCTTCGGGTTTGAACCCTTCCCTTGTTGCGTGCTGCGAATGGACCAGGGAGCGACGTTCGCGTATTTCTTGTCCCCGTCGGTGTTGTGCACGATGTAAGCATACAGCTCACCGTCAAGGATTTTTTCAGGATCGTGCCCTTCAGGTCCTGGGTTGTAACCGACCGCGGTGTAGTATGCTTTCAGTTTTGACAACCCCATTGGGTGGTTGACCTGTGGGTTGTCGAAAGCGATACGACCAGTTGTGCCTTCCTCTTGTGAGGCGAGCTGGATGAGTACGCGTTGCTCTTCAGTCTTGTACTCAACATGTTTTACACGGAAGTGGTACCAACCCTCAGGCAGGAGATCACCGAGCGCGGCAACAGTTTGCATATTGTCTTGGAGTAACGGCATTGGATTATTGTCCTCGTGTTTTGGATTTTACTACAGACTCGACGATAGGGCGTAGTACGTTGTGTATATCATTCTCAAACTTCGTATACGCCAAATCGTATCTTTCTTTGGAGTCCAGAAGTATGGACTTCCCAAATTCGTCGTTGGCTGAGATGACCATCTGTAACTTCGGCCAAGAGTTGGTGTTGATGGTGATGTCGATTTTAGCCAAAAGTGGCCTCCAATTCTGACACAAACTTCTCGTAGTGGGTGGTTTCTTCTACGTCGATGTCGGTGACGATATCGATTATTTCACCCGCTTTACGTAGGGCTTCCACCTCACGCTTGATTACAACGGTACCGTGGTCGAGGTCGAAGATTTTGATTGGACGTGGGAATTTGAGCAAACTGCGCGTCTTCTCCATCCCGATAGTTCCATAGAGAATCCAGATGTAAGCTGGGTCGAGTTCGATGCCAGCCTTCTTTGCTGCCTCGAATAGTTCGTTGTAACCGACTGGCAGAAACCCGTTGTTGATCTTCTTGCAGTCAAACCGTGCTTTCGCTTCCCAATAGTCTCCCCCTCCTCCGACAGGCTCACGGATAGCGCGCCAGATGATTTGACCGTTGAGAGCACGGACGCGAAACACGTTGTCTGCAGCACGACAGACTTCTTCAGGGGTTTGTTTGCCCGGCATGTCGGGGAGGCCTTTGATAGCGATTGGTTCTTGGGGAGCTTGGCCTTTGGCTGTGATCATTCCACCTTTCGCGTAAACCTTCTCGATCTGCTCGTGAGCGATGAAGACGACGTTAACCCCTTGATGATCCCCACCTTGGTCGCGGAGGTTTTTGCAACGGCGGATCAGCATGTTTAACCGTTCGGTGGTACCGTTGTAGTTGTTCAACGCTCTGATGGTGTCCATATCGGAGGCGGTTTTCTTCATGTCAAACGAGAAATACAAACGGGCCAATTCGCCGATTGAGTCGAAAGCGACGGTTTTGTATTTAGAGGGCAATGGCTTCCTCCACTTTTTTCGTAAAACCGTTTTTACGAAGTTCAGAAGCTTCTTCAAGTTTATTTAGGATGAGTATTCGGGTTACTTCTTCCTCTTTAGAAAGGGGTAGCCCTCTCTTACGCTGGAGTTGAAAATCTAGATAGACTAAAGCCCAACGAGCTTCATCTTTTCGAAGGATAAGATAAGGAGAAACATAAAGTAGGAATTTCTTGCAACTTTGTATACCACCTAGGTTAAGGCACCACGTGCCTTTTGAGTTTTGGTTTTCTGATATTCCCCCACCAAATTCTACTCGTAATCCTTCAAGGAAGGGCCAGTTTTTCTGTGTTACAGATACTCTTATACTTACAGTACCGTTTACCTGAACAAAAGGGCCAATAGAACCTTCTCCATCAAATAATCCCGCCCAGTATGCTCGATGGACTTCTTCCGCAAAAAGATGTGTCATTTACACTTCTCCTTCCAAAAGGAAGTGTCTACATATTCTGTAGGGTCGTCAACTTCAGCTAAAGCAAAAGCTTCCTGCCGTTCTACACAAGTCCCACACCGGCCACAATGGATGGGGCCTGAATTATAACAGCTCCAAGTTTGGTCTAAAGGAGCACCTAATTGGTGCCCTAATTTGACAATCTCAGCTTTAGTTTTAAGAATAAAGGGAGCTTGTAGAGTTACGTTAGACCATGCATTTCCAATTTCTATTGCATTTCGTAATGCTTCAAAGAAGTCCGGCCTACAATCGGGGTATAAAGGATGATCCCCAGCATGAGCCGCCCATGCTACGTAGGGAGATTTTGTTGCGACCGCCCATCCTACCGCAATAGAAAGCATAATCATGTTGCGGTTTGGAACAACCGTGGCCTTCATCGATTCTTCTGCGTAGTGGCCTTCAGGGACGGGTTCGTTGCCTGTTTGAGAACCAGATGAGATCAACTCCCGGATTGACTGTAAATCCGCCAACTCCCACTCAATTTGGTGAGTTTGACATATCTGTACCGCCTGCTTAAGTTCTTTAGAGTGTCTCTGCCCATAATCAAACAACAACGCCTTAACGTTAGGCCTTAAACTCCACAACAACACGGTGGAGTCAAGCCCTCCGGAGTAGAGCACGATTGGTTTGCTCATGGTTGTTTCTCCTTAATGTCGATTCGAAGAATGGTTCCGACCTCATAAAGCTTTACCTCTCCTTCCTTAAATGTATAAGTACCTGCAACACCTTTGTCCTTATACATCCGGTAAGCAGTTATAAGGTTATCTTCCATCCCGGCACGAATATAAGACTCTTCACTCATTTACCATCTCCTCCTGTGTAGCTAGGCACCGTTCCGGTGGGGGTTCGAGGTTAAGAATACGGTAGTATTCCAGGTCGACGTAGTCCAAAGCCTTCTGACGAAATTGTTCAGGGATGATACGGCCGAAGTTCTTACACGTATCCCAAAAATAACAACGCCTATTCCACGACGTACATGAATCGGGATTCATCCAGATGATGTTGTCGGTTACTGCCCGCTCGTATTCTTGCGCTTGCAGGATGAATTGGGATTCAAAGCGGGAGATGTCCTCATCCGATCTAAGATAGGGTTCGCGTTCGAAAGATACCGATAATTGATCCTTTGCGTTTTTGTTCGGCTTTTTGAGCACGTTCAAGAGAAACCCATGTGGTCGGGTACCGAGTGCTTTTCCAATTCCGTATAAGTACCCAGTAGTCTGGAAGTCGAGCATAAATTTGTCGTAAAAAATATTCCCTGTCATCGCTGTCGTCTTGTGTTCCAGCAGCCATATTTTACCTTTCCACGAAATCACCGCGTCTGTTTTGCCACGGAAGTAGTGGGGTTGGATGCAGAGAGGATCTTCACATCCTCCTGTGAAGGTAGTATACCCTGGTTGGTTAGGTTTATCAGGATGAAGGAGTTTATGGAACCAATAACAATGATGCTCCGTCCCCTTCATCGGCACACAAAACTCCACCTCAGGTGAAATTACCACCATCTCGTGGTCGTCGAAGTGAGATGCGAAGACGTCAACCATGCGTTTCGACAGCTCAATCTGTTGCTCAATCTGGGCGCGCTCTTCAGGGAGGATCATTTGGCCGACGAGGCGTTCTCGGTATTTCGTCTCAGCTGTCTGCGTAGCCAAACGAACGTCTCTATGTGCAAGAAACTCTGCAGCCCCTTCATGGAACGCCCCACCAGTCATGAGGGGTATCGCGATCGAGTTCTCTTCCAACCCATCCACCTGGTGGTATTTCATTTTCTGCCGGCACTGGTTGAATTCTTTAACCCGGGAGATGTTGAGGATCATGACTGCACCGCCGAGAGTTGTTGCCCAACCCACTTCTGTGCGCATTCAATACCACAAAGGTGGTTGTAAGTATGGCCAAACATTGCAAGTGTTTCACTCCACTTGGCGATTACAAGTGGGAGTTCAGGCACTCCTATTAACCATCCCTTCTCCTCAAGGTTTGGTTTCTTTACCGCCTTACAAACATCACACTCGAACGCATTGCCTAAGTGCGCCATACTGCGATCTCCAATCTTGGCTCTATGCCATTCATTATACCGTAAATGACTTTGCAAAGCACTAGCCAGTGGGAAGCCAGAGCTGGTTAGGTAGGTGAATGTTTAGCTTGGCGGCTTCGCCGGGCTGTACGAACTCCTGTATGAATCCGAAGAGGTGGAACCTCTTAAGGTTATTCACTTCCATAAAGTCCAGAACAAGTCTCCATAATCTCTTCTAAAGTCTCCGCCGAGACAAGTTTTTGGAAGGATTTGTACTGGGAGACTGCACAATGGAATTGCCCATCCTTAAAAAAGACCTGTCCGTGGAAATCCCACGCAGAATACTCTGCAACGGTTTTGGGAGTAGACTTTAATTTTTCTTCCAGTTCTTTGTCGATGGTATGGTCGAAGTTCGTCATTACTACGCCGATGTTCACTCCATCTCTTCCGCCAAAATATTGGATAACATCTTCTTCGTTCTGAATTTCTTCTTTAGTCATAATTCCTCCTCGACCTCCAAACACAGCAATGGGGAAGAGGTGGAGATCATGCTCCTCTTCCCCTACAGGTGCGGGCGGCGACCTGGCTGCTGGTGCGTCATGCGCTGCACCAAATGTCGAACGGGGGTAGTGCTGCACCGTAGTACAGAAGGCTGAATGTTAGCCCACTACCCCGTTGGCGTCGATGTAGTCCAGGACACCGGCGCCAAACTGGTGGTTAGGCTTCGACTTCTTCAGGCTCGTTCTCAGACTGGGTTTTCAACCACTCTTCGTGCTTCGCAGCAGCATCTTCCTCTGCCTTTGCATCGAGTTGGTCGGCCAGGCCCTTCTTGGCTATTGCTTCACGGATCAGCTTCTCCATCGCCTTCTTCTTCTGCTGGTATGCCTTCATCGCACCGGAACCCTGCTGTTTCTTTTGCTGGGTTTTCTGGCGGGTGCGGAGCTTGAGGTATTCAGCCTCCAACTGCCCCGACTGCGCGAGTTTATCCACCTCAGCCTGGATGGCTGCCATGTCGATTTGAGGTACGTTTGGATCTGCCATTTGTTACTCCTTTTAAGGGTTGTATTTAACCCGATTTATAAGACAGTATACTATTTTAAACTTTTTGAAGCACTGTCCAGTGGGATTATAAGCGCCAGTGGGAAGGCATTATTTGGCCTTCGGCTCCTGCGCCACGGGGCCCAGCGCGGCCTCGGCCAGTGAGCGAACGTGCTCTTCCATTGCGGTGATTTGTGATAGCGGGATTGAGCATATTTGCTTGCGAATTTCCCGCAACGCCGCTTCCAGTTGCGCGGCCCTGTCTACGGCTTCCTGCAAACTCTGCAAGATTCTGCCGCTGCGGGCCTGGGATTCCTTGAGCTCTGTATCTAGTTGCGCGGTTCGGGCCTCAGCGGTTTCAGCGCGTACCATCCATGCACCGGCCGATTTATCATTTTCTACCACAGCAGCAGTGAGACGGCGGATTTCATCCAGAGCATTACCTGAAATCGTGTTCGCTTCATCCCGCTCTCTGCGTAGCGCGTCCAGCTCCCCTCCGCGCCCCTCCAGGCTGCGGGATACAATTTCTGCAATGGTTTCCAGGTAAAGACGTGGCTTATCGGCCACCAGAACATTGACATCAAAATCTCCCGGCTCTACAGGAAAACGCTCCGCAACTTCTTTGGCGATCTCCTGCGCGATCCGCTCCAGCCCTGGGGACGCGCCGGGGGATTTCACATCAGCTAGAGCATCGTCAAAATACTTTGCTAATGCAGGCTCGTAATCTCGGCAAAAGAACATGCAAGCGATTCGAGCGCATTGTTCACCCTGCGGGGCCGGGGCTTGAGGAGATGCCGCCGCTGCGCCGTGCATCTTGCAGGGGCCGGAATCATCGCAGGCGCACTGCTGCGTCATTTCCTTGACGGTGTAGGTTCTCTCCAGAATTTCTATCGCTCTGCCGAATGGAACGTGCTGCATTGCTGGGTCAGCAGCGGCTTTTTGCCACAACTCCATAGTCCGCATTACAAACTGTCCTAGGGGGCCACGTTTCTGTCCTGCTACATCGCGTTCAATCGTCATTGTCCCGCCTCCCGTGCACTGAAGAATT